TCAGTTAGAAAAATCTGGTCGCTAGAAAAGTTGTGACGCATCCACTAAAAAATTCACTATAAAGTTGAAAAAATTAGATGCTAGATAACATTGATCCGACGCAGATCAAAATGTTATTTGAAACTTTGTCGCGACCAACGGTGTATCAAGCCGTGTCTCCGGTCACTGGAGACGTAAAATTACGCTTCTGGATAATCCGGTTCATAATAAAAAACCGGAGGACCCAAATAGAAATACAAGGAGAAATCTTCTCCTGCTGATATATACGATCTCAAAAACGCTCGATCGTTAAAAGCGTCCTTAGCATAAGTTAAGGAAGTATACATTTTTTGTTGATAAGTATCATCATTATACAACTGTATACGACGTTTTGCCGGTGCAAAACGATACCTAGAATAATACGGAATTTCTGTACTTATAATAGGGTTAACGGTAAGTGGCTGAGTTGCCATGCCGTTGAAAGTGGACATAAATTCTAAATTATTCTGATAAAAAGAACCTATGGATGCTGGATTGGCGAGAGCTGTTACAATATAAGAATTTGTGCCAGGCACACCACGTGGGGAATGCGTGACAGTTAAACCAGCTCGATTAGTGGGGTTAGATAAACGCGTAGCATCAATTGCGTATCGAATAGAACCTCTCCATCCTCCATATGCACTAGTTAAATAATTTAACAATGTCATAGATGCATAATAATAATTTCCTGCGCCTGTAAGACTTGCTAAACCCGAAGGAGGTCCATAACCAGGATAATAAGGAAACATATTACGAACATATGTTATCGTTTCTATATTATCGGTAGCAGAAGTAGCACGCAAAATTTCGTGAAACTCATATCGTTTTACTAATTGTCTAAATGACTTAATAGTTTCACCGAAATGCACTAAATTTGTACCATCATTTAGAGCAATGTATTGTGCCATAGCATCCAATTTAGGAGGATCAACAGGTATAGAATCTTCCTGTTCAACAACTTCCTCTGATTGAGGCTCCAATTGAGTAGCTGTAGTCAAACGCAATCGATTCATAATTAATCCATCTGGTTGTGCCAATTCAAAATCATCTAATGCTGAAACAAATACATTAATTGAAATGTCATTATCAATAGTAGTATCAGGTACTGTAAGCTCATTAACAACATAAACAGCCAAATGTCCGTTCCCATATCCAATGGCTGGAGTAGCAGTTCCTATAGACAAATTTCCCATCATTGCATCTTGTGTCAATGTACCTACTTTAATATGTTCCTTAAATGTAGTATGTTGAGCCCAACCTACATCAATTGTAAAATCAGTATTATCACTAATATCAACAACAGTAGTGTAAGCTACATTATATTCGGAAGTTCCAATAGGAGTAGAAGTTGGATCATAAACAATTTTTAATCTCCCACGATGATAATTACTACAAACTACTTGAAATCTATAACGCATAGAACCTCTCCATTGTCTAAAAGGAACAGAAGCAAAACAACAAGCTGGTAAATGTAATTCAGTACCATTTCCATTGTTAAATAATTTGTGTACACAAGGATCAACAACTATATTGTATAATAAAGCTTCTTCCGGTCTGCCTAACTGCCATTCAAAAGAATCTATCCATGATTCCCTAGTTGCAATGTTCGCTATGGCCATTTCATCAGTATTAGCTAAACCAGCTATACGCGGATCAACAGTTAACTCTTGTTTACAATCTACAGTTAATTTAAAAACTGAATCTGGCATGTTTGTAGCTGCAAAATTACCTTTAGCAACAGGATGATTTCTGGTTATACTAAAATCAGTAGGAGCTGAATATCCAAATACCTTTGCTGCATTTCCAATAGCATTTGCACCAATTTGCGTGGCTAAAGCATAAGGACCAATATATGGAACTTTAACTAAATTAGACATCATATTGGCAACTGCAGTAGCTTTTGTAGAAATTGGCTTATCGCCATATTCATCAGATTGAGGTGTAATAGAACCTGGTTCAAACTGTGTTGGAATGGCAAATTTAACTTCTTCAGCCCACGCAAACACACTTATAGATACAGAATCCACAGCGCCATTTGCATGCTTTAATCCTTGCATAGAATGAATACACAACTGTCCCATTTCATCCCAACCAGTATCAACAATATCTAATAAATTTGTAGGTACAAAAAATGGTAAAACCATTTCTGCACCAATAGAACAAGTAGGATTCAAATAGACATGTGGACGCTGTGAAGCAGCTACAATATCTGCAGAAACAAAAGGTCTATCTATTGTCATATCATCTGATATTGGTAATGGATTGTAAGAAACTATCAACCTTCCATAATGAAAAGGAGTTCCATTCAACATAAATTTAACATGAAGTTTGGCATGTAATAACTTATAATTAGATATACGATTTACCACACGTATATTATTAAAATATAAAGACCAAGGATCAAATTCTTCGTAGAAAGTAGCTCCTACACCCCATGATAAAGTTTGTATTTTAACAGGACGACAAAAGAAATCATCTAATGTAGCATCCTGAGAAAGTGGAGCCAATCTCAAATCATCCACTTCCGTTTTAACAGCTTCAATATACCCAGGTCTAGAATCAATAAATTTGACATTCTGCTGGGTAGTAGATGGAGCAGCTGTAATTTCCATATACTGATTTGCCCTTTCCTCCGAAGACTGGGGCGTAATGATTCCATGAGGGTGCAGGAACCAATCTACTATATAAGTAACAGCCATGACTATCATCCCTTTCGTCATAGCAGTTATCGCGACATCCATCGCTGAAGGTTTTGAGAACTCCTCTAAACTTGTGGGATTTTGACTTCGAGCATCCCTGGACTCCATATTAATAATTGGAAAATGTTTGAAATACTTGAATTTTAAAATAGTGTATATCAACTATTCTTTTCCTTTATAAATATATTTATCCTCCCATTGTTTAACCCGCTCTTCAAAAGAAATTAAACATGGCGGCAATGGGAGTTGTGCTGTTAAGCACACCATGCGCAACTGTTGCACGCGCATTTCGTAATGTTCCTTACCATAAGCAAACCACTCATGAGTGGCTGAGGCCATTACAGATAATGTCTGCTGTTCTTGAGTAACAGCTGATGATTTCAAATTACAATGAAGACTTTTAAAAATCGAGTCTTCATCCAACTTACCTATATAATGGTCTATAGGCTCAAGATAAGTTGACAATCTCTTAAGGAAATCAGTGTCCTTAGCTAAAGAAAAAGCTCGCGCATCTGAAACTTTATCTGGCAGAGTAATTTTAATATCATATTGTTGTAAATAATCACGATATGTTAAAAAATTAAAACGTCTATATTCCTCATGAACAGTAGAAAACCCATCATCACCATAAGTAATTAAAGCAACTGCGGATCTAAAATCATCAGCATCTGGATATACAGAATAAAATCCACATCTAGCATATAAAGAATTAACAATACTATTAACATTTACTGTTAAATTATTACCCGAAGGATTGGAACTATAAAGCTGAATCAAAGTACCATTATAGTCCATCAAAGGATGAGTAAAATCAACAATCATATTTTTCATTATCGCAATGTGATCTAAATCATATCTGCTTAATTTAGCTAAATCGATGAGTGTAACTAATACGGCTCTAGTAACCTGTGAATTCATGCGCGTATCATATTTAGAATAATCCCAAGCCATTACCTCTGATTGAGAATACTGTTGTGCATATGACATTAATTCCTGCCATTGTGGTGAAAATGAATTTATTCCTACAGCACATTCTGAAGCAAGAGGATGATGTTGTAAAAAACTAATCAATGGCATAAAGTATTTGCGAATATGTAAACCAAATGCTATTGAAATAGCTTGAAAAACACGCACTTTTTGTTTTGAAATCAAAGTAGGCTCATCTTTCAATGTAGCTGTTGCTACAGGGTAAGCTCGTTTATTAGATCGCCATGCTGTCTCCATACGCTCCATTTCCTCTATAACTATTGGAGACGGTTTTCTATCAACTAGTACCCCATTAATCACTATATCTTCAAAATAATGTGATTTAGGACCAAAAATTGGAAACCCCATACTAGTATCCATAGGTATAGCATCAATAAAACGCTTACCAGGTATACCTAAAATACATTGTTTCAATGTCAAAGGAATTACATCTTCAGTTTTAATATATTCAGTAAATAATGGAATTAATGGTTTCACCCAATCCTGTCTTGCTCGCTCCAATTCATGTGGAAAGAACATTTCAGGAGGATCTGCTAATAATTTTAAAGTAACATTAAAAGGAATCCAATTAGGAGTTAAACAAGGTTTGTCCCATTTATTGGGATAATGCATACAATCTGCAACAGCATCTGATATAATAGACTTTACTACACAACTCTTCTGGGAACTTCTTAATCTAACAGAACCTAAAGGTTCCAAATAATCTCTAGCATCCATACTCTTTATCATTAGAGCTTTATGGTGTATAGTATTACTAGATAATAAAGGTAAACCACATTGAGATTCTGGTAAATCAACAGCGTGCGCTGATAAAATCACACCAGGTTGGTTCTCTAATTGAGCTAAAAGACTTTCATAATCAGATAAAATTAAAGTTTGCATAATACCATAATTTCGCTCATTACCACCTATATGAAATCCTACAATTGCAGGAGTTTTTGTGTTTGCAACAACAACACCCATGCAAGCACCATCACCTACTAAAGGAGAATTATAATCTCCACCATACATATTCTTCAAGAATGTATGAGTAACATGTTTCATATTAACAAATACAGGCGATTGATGCCAAGTTGCATCCTTCTTTCTCAGTGCTAAAGTGCCTGGAAAAGACGCTATAGGTTTATGAATAGGTAACCATTTCGCCATATCACGCACATCAAAACCATTAGGGAAAAATACCATAGCTAAATCTAAATGAGGTAAACTACTAACTTGGTCATAAGAAACTTTGAATTTAACCTTTGATCCTGGTGAATTAGTTTCCTTACGAACAATCTCGATATCTAACGTTTTACTAGGCATACCGCATATACCATTTATTTTCCTAGAAAAAACATGTAATGGAAAAATAGCTACACTTTTCCTGGGTAATAATATATTACATCCAGTACTAGTTCCATCACTTCTAGTAAAAGTTGCCCATGCTAAATTCTTTTCAACACTTTGTACTACTTGTGTTGAATGTGCTCCATTGACAGATAAAGTAGTATTGGTCTTAAAACCAAAATTCCCAAAAACGCTACCCATCCATCCATCTGATTTTGCAATATCCTGTGGATTTCGCAAATCATGACATTCAAGTGCATCCAAACGATATTTATTCCACAAAACCAATGCTAATTTAAGTCCAACTATTACAGTTGCGGACGCTATAGCAATTTTTGGTACATACTTTAATCTATCATTTTTAACTGAACTTTTTAAACCATCTGATCTGGTATAAAATTCATTTGTCAATCTTCTTCTACTATTACTAACAGCACAAAACATAAGTGCTTCAGTAAACATTAAACCACAACCAATTGTAACTAATGGCATAATAAATTTCGCATTGTTTACTGCCATAATACTTAATGGATTAGAAAAAATCCTATTCTCATAACGATGCATCCCCTTCCAACACATAAAAGATAAAATATATGGAACTGGTGCTACAAAACCCCGTTGTGTAGCCGGTGATAAATAATTAGATAATTGAGGTAAACTAAATTTCCCAGAATAATGTAAATAATAATAACTACTAGAAAATAACAAAGTGGGTACAGCTAATTGATAAGCATAACGTGAATTGATGTTACTACGTCTAAAATGTACAAATTGATATCCAGCACACAATGAAATTAAAGTGGCAGACAATGGACGTAAAAACTTATAACGGCGCCATGCGTTTCCTATAGACCATATATCACATAAATTACTAAAAAACGAAGAATGTAAAATACATGGTGGAAGCATGCGTAAAGCTGAAGGATATACAACAGTAGTCATAAGCGAATCAATTTCCTTTGCTAACCTATCTGAAGCAAGACGTTTAATACAAGGATTATAAAAAATATTTAATATATCCTTAAAAGGTCCTACTATATAATCAATTTGACGAGTTATTGCATTACGAAAAACATTTGTTACAACTGATGTAAATAAATCCATAGAATGCGGTTTACAAATACATTTACATACACTAGACGGCAAACAACAGTTTTCGCACATGACCATCTTTTTAAGATCCTCACTTTTAGATAAAACTTGAACTTGCTCTTTACAATGTTGTTTGGATAATACAACAACTACTTGCAAATATGTATGTAAATCCAAATCTTTACAAACCACTAACTTATCACCAACATAAACTTCCATAATGGTGAATTCGTATGAATAGTTAGTATCATTGTAAGCAGTAACTTTAATTTCCTCTATAGATAAATTCCATACATCAGTAATACCATCATTTTGTAAGTCTGGATGCATTTTATCTAACATAACTCCTCCCTTCTTCTGATATTTAGGTTTAACTTTACACGTTACATGGAAAAATCTGCGCAATACTGATTCTGGACAAGCACTATATTCGCGAGCGCCTAAATCTTGAACATTAGTAGTTAAAACTCCACATTTAAAATTGATAAAAACAACACCTTTGGCTTGAATTTCAGCTTTAATAGCTTGTGCTGCAACATTATTAAAAAATTTAATAAGAGTTGTTGAAGGAGCTCCTTCTACAAATTTAGATTTTGTATTAGCAACATCATCAATAAATACACCTTGAATATCTGATGTATATGTAGATTGATACTTATCATCCTGATCCAATGTGATAATACTCTCATCTGAATTAGTAAAACCCATAGCGCTTAAGCTAGTTTTCATAGTAATACTAGCCAAAGATGATTTACCTGTACTTGTTGGTCCAAAAATACTCCATCCGATAGGAGCAAAACGCGTATCAGTATTCTTACGTTTACTAATGAGTCTTTCTTTAATATTCACTAATAAAGTATATCGATGAGTTAAAAACGCATGTGTAGCAGGTAATTTTTGCACTTTAATCATAGTAATAGTGCGACTAATAACCTTATCTACTTGCAATTCATACTCATTTAAATCTTCACCATTTCCAGCACAATATTTATCAGCATGTGCTATT